ATATAATTATGGTGGTACTGGTCAAACATCTTATGCACAAGGTGACATAGTTTATGCAAGTGCAGCTAATACTCTTGCAAAATTAGCACTTGGTGCAAATGGTAAAATTCTTCAATCAGACGGAACGGATATATTATATGGCGACATAGATGGCGGCACATTTTAATTAAATTTAACATGGATAAATAATTATCATGGCAACAGTAATAAAATTAAAAAGGTCTGAAACTGCGGCTGCAGTACCAACAACGAGTGATTTAACTGTTGGTGAAGTTGCAGTCAATACTACTGATAAAAGAATGTATGTTCGCTCTTCTACTGGCGTTGTAGAAATTGCAAACGCAGCTTCTGGTGTATCTGAATTTATCTACACAGCAACATCATCACAAACAACTTTTACTGGTAATGATGATTCTTCAAATACTCTAAATTATCTTGCAGGACAAATAATGGTTTTTCAGAATGGTATCTTATTGAAACCTACTGATGACTATACTGCAACAAACGGAACAGATGTAGTTTTACAAACTGGTGCAACAACAGACGATATTATTCAAATTATCTCTTTAGCAAATGGTGATATTGAAGAATTCAATGAAACAAACGAAGAAACTATTATTGCATTTTCAACTGCTTTAGGATAATTATTATTAAGGTTTATACAACATGGCAAAAAAATTAGTTCAATCATATTACACATATACTGCATCTACGAATGTTTTAGTTGTAGACCAATTTGTAAAATTAGAAGAATTACTTGTTATTACTAATTTGACTAGAGGTCAAATAGTTTATAATTTTGCAAGTGCATCAAAAGGTGCATCAGTTAGTTTTGATACAACTACTGAAAAAACTTCTATAACTTTAGACTTTACAGCCACAGGTGCAGCTGATTCTGACAAGTTTCAAATCTTTATTGATGTACCAGAACAAGTTATAGATATTTCAGATTCTTTATTAGACCCTGTTCATAAATTAAGAGTTGCAAATCCTCAAAACTTAATTGATACTGACTTTGAATATGGACTTCAACCAACAAAGTGGGAAACAGTAGAATTATCAAATAACATACCCTCTTTTTATACTGATGATGGTGATGGTTATATTGGAGGTATTCAATCAGTAACTTCAACTAGTGGAACTAGTGAAATTGTTATCACAACATTAGGAGAACATGGTCTTACTGTTGGTAATCCTATTGATGTTAGAGGTTTATCATCTAGAACAGCAGAAGGTAAATTCTTAATTAAAATTGTAACTGATACTACAATCACTTATCAAGCATCTGCAAATCAAACAGTTACTGGAGATATTTCTGGTGTGTATACAACAGTAGCGCCTGGAAGTTTCTTTCAATCATCACAAATTACATATACTGCTACAACAGGAATTACTTCAGATTCTGCTGTTCCAAGTGATATAACAGTTACTACAGAAAACCCACATGGATTTCAAGTAGATTCTAATTTTTATTTGACAAATACTGTTGCAAATAAAATTGTTACAATAGATTCAGGTACATCTACATCATCTACAGCTTCAGATAATTTTGAAGTAGTAGAACCAGATAATACAATTGCATTTTCAAGTTCGTTAGATTTAACACAAACTGAAACAAAAGAATATATTCCTGCATATCATACAAAAATAGTTGCGAGTGATGTTAATATAGTTGCTAATTCTATTACTTGGACTGCACACAATTTAAGAGATGATGACTGTTTATTATATGTAAAACCATCTGGTGATACTCGTATAGGTGGTTTAGATAGTATGGGAATTTATTATGTTATAGTTGTTGATGCAAACACTATTCAACTTTCTGCAACTTATAATGGAAGTGCTATTGCACTTTCTTCTACTGGAACATATACTTATGGTAGAGGTGTATTAGGACTGGTTTATGAGTGTGTACAATTTTATCAACAAGGCCCTAACAGACGCACATATGTAAGAACACGAGCATATTATAATAGTGATAATACAGGTTCTGGTTGGGATTTACAAGTAATAGAATCTGGTAATACTTATAGAGGTAAAGCAAATGTATCAAGCTCATCTTCCCACGCAAAAACTATTTTTATGAGTCCAACAAATACTGATTTAAATGTAAGAAATCCTTATGGTAACATTGGTGGTAGTGGAGCCGCATATTATAGTACATCATGGAACGCAAATGTAGCAAACCCTGACAACAGTACAACACCATCTACATACAACTTTATTGAAGATTTTGGTGCTTATGATAATAATAATTATAATAATGCAAATTCAAATCGTTCTGGATATGTTACTGGTTCTCTAGGTGAGATTTATGTTTATACAAATGTTTATTATTTTAATACAGTTACTAACACTAATACTAGCCTTCCAGCATTTTGGATACCATTAATAAGAGACCCTGAATTCGATACTCTTTTTGTTCAGAATCATGGATTATCAACTGGACAAACTGCAACACTTACAACAAATTCTGGAACTGATATTGTTCATCAAACTTCTGATGTTGGTACTACAACATTAACTAGTCCTGCAAGTGTAACTATATCAAAAGTAACTGACGATAGATTTAGATTGAATGATGGTAGTAAAGATTTAAGAATTCGTGATGTAACAGGAACATACACTCTTTCTGGTAATAAAGACAATACTTTAAAAAATAGTTTTTTTGTTGCTAATCATGATTTAACTTCAGGTCAAAGAGTAACACTTGACACGCCAGGTTCTGGAGTATTACCAACAACAGCAGATACAGAAGTCACGATTGACGGTGATGTTTCTACTGCAGCCGCATTTGATATTATAAATGATTACATAACAAATAATACTCCTAATAGTGTTACACCAGTTTCATATGCTGTTCCTACTCTCGAACAAATGACAAGTAGTAGAATGGTTATGCCTCCACAAACTACAAATGCAGCTCAAAATGGTGCAGCTTTTACAGCTACTCAAACTTTTGCTGATTATATTAATAGTGCAACTGCTAATAGCACTCAATCTTTTTCTTTTGAACCAGATAAGATGTCAATATCTGGTGGTTATCAACCTCTTGCAAATAATAATAGTCATGCGAATAAATTACTTACTGTTGTAGGTACAGATTTAGTAAATAATGCAACTGTTCCATATTATCTTTATGTTATAGGTGCTAATTATGGGTCTTTTGTAAATACCTCAAATGGTGTTGCTTTTAGAACATATAGTCCTTATGTAACATGGTCAAGTCCTGATCCAAGTGCAAGTTTAAACTTTACCGATCAATTAAATAATTATACTTCTACTAATAATAATTGGTATTGGAGTGTTTCTTGTCATAATCTTCAAACTTCTGACAATGATTTATTGTCATTGCATTTTATGATACGACCACAATACTTAACTAATAATAATGTTTCTCTGAATCAGTCAAGATATTTTAGCACCTCGCAAAACAGACAATATAATCAAGATAATGGTAGCATAAAATATAGTGGTGACATAAATGGTGGATTACTTCTTTTATATGATGATGCACAAACAATATCTCAAGCACAAGTTGTATCTTGGATGGAAGGTATGGTAGATGCTTTAGATGCAAATTGGAGAACACCTGCATTAAATGAAACTGATTTATTTACTGTTAGTAATTTATCAGCAAACAGATTTTCATTATCAAAAAATGGTGTTCCAGTTGATTTAACAAATAACGGAACATCACCAATTACATTTACAACAGAATCAACTGGTGGTATTGCTGATGGTGCATATACAGCTGATGCTGTAACTTCAACTACTTTTACATTACCAAGTGGTTCTCAAATTACTCCAGTTACATATGATTTCGATAGTACAACTATTGATACATCTACAGATTCAATAGTATTTACATCTTCAGTACATTATCAGACAGGTTCTGCTGTTGAGTATAATAATAATGGAAATTCAGATATTACAGGATTAGTAGATGGTTATACTTACTATACAATTCCTGTTAGTGACAAATATATTAAACTTGCATCAAGTTTACTTAATGCACAAGACGGTACTGCAATAGATTTAACAGCAACAGGTACTGGAACTCATCAATTGATATCACAACAAATTTCAGGATTTGTATCAACAGCTGGAACTTGTAATATTGTAGCAGATGAAAAAACTGTTGTTGGAACAAATACACTCTTTAAGAGATATTTTAAAGTTGGTGACAATATAACATTTTTATTAGGTTCAACACCAGGCGAATACTTTACAACAACAATTACTGCGATTGCAAATGACACACAATTAGAAATAGAAACTGCATCAAGTGTTGCAGATGCAACTGCAAAAGCATTTACAACAACAAAAGTTTATGCAAGACCAGATGGTTATGCAGTTCATAGACCATATGATGGTGGTGTTGAGATTGCAGCTGGTACTGCACCATATTCACAAATTATTAGACAAACTCGTAAATATTTTAGATATCAATCTGGTAAGGGTATTCAAACATCTTTAGCACTCAACTTCAATCCACCAGTAGTTTTACAGTCATTAACATCAAGTTCTACAACTGCAACTGGTGTAACTAGATATCCTCATAGATTATCTACTGGACAAAGTCTTAAAATAAAAGATGCTTCAGATACAGTTTACAATGGTACTTTTGATATTACAAAAGTTGATGAGTTTACATTTACATACACATTACCAAGTACACCCACTACAACAACTCCAACAGGTGTTATAAAATATAATGTTAATGGATATTCAGGTGCAGCTATTCGTTCTGGTATGTTTGATCAACAGAATGGATTCTTTTTTGAATATGATGGCTCCACTTTATATGCAGTTCGTAGATCATCAACAACACAATTATCAGGAACAGTTGCTGTAACAAAATATTCAAATAAAGTAGTTGGAACAGACACAAACTTTACTGGTCAACTTACTGCTGGAGATTTTATTGTTATTCGTGGATTATCATTTAGAGTAACAAGTATAAACAGTAATACTATATTATACATACAACCTGAATATATTGGTGAATCTGGAACAGATGTTATTTTAACAAAGACAGAAGATTTAAAAGTTCCACAAACAGAATGGAATCTTGATAAAGCAGATGGACAAGGACAATACGGATTTAATCTTGATATTGATAAAATACAAATGGCATACATGGATTATTCATGGTATGGTGCTGGTAAGATTCGTTTTGGATTTAAAGACATAAGAGGTCATGTAAGATATTGTCATGAATTTTTACATAATAACAGATTAGATGAAGCATATATGCGTTCTGGTAACTTGCCTGGTAAGTATGAAATTATAAATGGTGCGAATCCAACATATGCACCTACATTGTTCCATTGGGGTACATCTATAATTATGGATGGTAGGTTTGATGAAGATGAAGCATATCTATTTACTGCAACTTCAGATAATTTATCATTTTCTGCTGGTCAGTCAAATACATCAACAACTAATGCAAACTCAACTATAAGAGCAAGATACTTTGGTAAGAATTCTGCCAACTATTATTTACAATTAAAGTTTCCTAGTGGTGATGCAAGTAAATTTAGTGTTGGTGCAGTTTTAACATCAGCAACTAATGCGTTAGGTGCTTATGAAGGTTATACAGTAAATTCTACTTTCTATTCTGGTTCAAGTTTTGTTGTAGAAATATATTTAGGATTTGGTTATAGTACACCAAGTATTAGTGTTGCATCTGGTACTGCAATTACTATTGGTGGTAGTGATGCAGAAGATGATGTTGATTTAGGTATTGACTTAATACCTTTAGTATCTTTAAGATTATCACCATCAGTTGATAGTAACTTGCCTGGAAATTTAGGTCAAAGAGATATTATCAATCGTATGCAATTGAAACTAAACGAAGTTGGTGTTATTCTCTCACACGACTGTGAGGTCGTATTGATTTTAAATGGTAACTTGAGTAATACAAATTATATACAAGTAGGTTCACCTTCACTTTCACAATTAATAAAACACCAAATAGGTGAAGTGATTGATGGTGGTGCAGAAGTATTTTCATTTAGAGCAGCTGGTGGTACAGCTGATAGTAATGGTGTTAACAACTCAAACGCATCAAACTTTACACTACAACAAGTAATTGACTTGGGTAATGCAATTCTTGGTGGTGATGGAACATTCCCTAACGGCCCAGATGTGTTAAGTGTTGCAGTTCGTATTTTAGATACTACAACAGTTAGTGCTACAAATCCGTTTAATGCTTCAGGTCGTATTACATGGTCAGAATCACAAGCATAATAATTATTAGGAATATTAATGGCAGAGTCTAGAAATAAAAAATTAATGAGGTCGTTGAGAAACTCGTTTCTCGACAATCAAATAGAAGAAGATGGTGATTTAGTACCTAATATTATTTTAGATACAACACCTCAACTTGGTGGTAATCTAGACTTAAATGGTTTTAATATTACTGGTTCAGGTGCTATTGATATTACTGGTGCAATTAATCCAGTATATGCACAATTTGTTTATACTGCAACTGCAAATCAATCTACATTTTCTGGTGCTGATGATAATAATGCAACATTAGCTTATGTTGCTCAAAAAGTTTTAGTTTTTCAAAATGGTGTTTTACTTGCAGATACAGATGACTATACTGCAACAAACGGAACATCTATTCAATTACAATCAGGTGCATTAGTAAACGATACAATTCAAATTGTTGCATTATCTAGTTCTGGTGGTGGAGGTGGTGGTTCTGTTGATTTAAGTGCAGTTGCACAAGACATTATACCAGATGCAGATAATACTTACGATTTAGGTTCTTCATCAAAACAATGGGCAGAATTACATTTAGCAGGTGGAACATTCTTTCTTGGTGGTGCTCGTATGCAAACAGACCCAACAACTGGTGCGATTGCATTTATTCCTAAAGCAACTGCAAGTGTACCAAATCCAAAAGGAATTGTTTTATCACAAGATGGTAAATTAAAACCAGTAGACACTACTGGTGGTTCAGTTTCTAGTTCAGATTTTCAAGATGCAGCTAATAGTGATAATTCAACACCATCAACTGCATCATATACAAACGCAAGTGATTTACCTTTAACTGGTGTTACTGCTGGAACAACTGCATTTGTTTCTGCAACAAATAGATTATATCTATTTACTGGAACTGGTTGGTATAACATTGCACTTGTAAATAACAGTCCAACAATTACAACAGGTTCACCTGCTACTGTTACATTAAACACAAATGGTACTGCAACAGTATTAACTTTAGTTGCAACAGACCCTGAAGAAGTTCCAATCACTTGGAGTTATGCAGTTACAGGTGGCAGTTTAACAAATGGTGGTGGTGCAACTGCAACAGTTACTCAATCAAACAATGTATTTACAATAACACCAACAACTACTGAAGCTTATGCAGGAACATTTTCATTAACATTTAGTGCAAGTGATGGTGTTAACACAGCAACATCAACTGGTGTATTTACTTTAGCATTTGCATTTACTGACACAAACTTTGCAAGTGTTGTTGCATTTTATGATGGTAGTGGTGTTGCTGGTACGCATAGTAGTGCATCATTTACAGATAATAGTTCTAACAATTTTACTGTAACTTCAACTGGTACAACTAAACAAATATCGACAAGTCCATATTATCTTCCAACTGGTTATCGTTCTGTATATTTTGACGGTAGTAATGATGATATAAGATATACATCTTCAGGAGTTATACCTCAACCTATGGAATGGTTAGATGGTGCAAGTGATTATGGTACTTACGAATTATTTGTTAAATTAGATGGTACTCAAATAACACCATCACAAACATATACTCCGGCCTCTTTTGGTTGTATTGGTGGTACATACATAAACTTTGGTGTTACAAACACAGGTGCATTAAGATATTATTGGTGGACTGGTGGTTCAAATTATGTAGATTCTACAACTACATTATCACCAAACACATGGAATCATATTGCACTAGTAAGAGATTCTACAACTATAAAATTTTATATAAATGGTTCATTAGATGCTACAACACAAACTAATTATGCTGGCGTTTCGTGGGCAACTGGTGCTACTGGTGAAGTTCTTTACATAGGTAGAGGTCATGCTTCAGCAGATGCTGATGGTATGTTTAAAGGTCATATTTCAAATTTAAGAAGTAGTGATATTGCAAGATATAGTGGTTCTTCATATACAGTTCCAACATCACCATTTACTTCAGATGCAAATACATTATTATTAACTTGTAATGATTTAATAATTGCAGACAAAAGTAGCAACGCATATTCATTAACATTAAATGATATACCAAAAGTAAGAAGTTATTATCCTGATGATATAACAGGAATGACTACTGAATATCAACCTAGTTCGCAAGGTGGTTCTGCATATTTTGCCAATAGTGGTACTCAATATTTGACTGTGGGTAGTGCAGGAGATTTTGCTACTGGAACTGGTGAATTTTGTTTTGAGATTTGGTTTAAACAAGATGTGGCATTTGCAGACTATAAAGACATCTGGAGTACATATGATGGTTCTAATGGTAATTTTGTACACACACGATCAAATCAAACTGTTATTTGGGGATCAGAAGGTACAATTCGTATCACCAGTAATGATCTAATAAAACTTAATACTTGGTATCATTTAGCAATAGTTAGAGATTCAGGTGGTGTCATTAAAATGTATCTTAATGGAAAAGCTCAAACTCAAACTTATACTCGTTCTACTGATATACCACACACAACCAATCCATTGACATTGGGTTATCTTGCTGGATTTACCAGACCTTGGGGTGGTTATTTATCAGACTTTAGATTTGTCAAAGGATCAGCAGTTTACACATCAGACTTTACACCACCAACTACACCATTGTCTGCTATCACTAATACTGAATGTTTATTAAAATTTGGTGGTTATCCTTTATTTGAAAGAACAGGAAAAGAGTATCTTACTACTTTCAATGGTAATTCAGAAATTACTGATGCAAATTATGTACATTTAAGATATGCTTCTTTTTATGATGGTAGTGGTGATTATCATACAATATCAAGTAACTCTAATCGTGCAATAGCTACTAATCAAGACTTTACTATAGAAACATGGATAAAAGTAAATGCGTTTACACAATATGGTCATTTTGCAACAACTTATAATAATGTTGGTGATGATGAAGATTATTTCTTCAGATTAAATAATACTGCACAATCATGGCAATTTCAATTAGGTTCTCAAAATTCTATAACAGTAAATTCATCAACAAATTTAATTCAACATAAATGGCATCATCTTGCAGTTACAAGAAGTAGTGGAACAGTTTATTTGTGGCAAGATGGTGTTCAAGTTGGTTCTGCTTCTGATACACAAGCATTAAATGATAATACAGTATATCTTGGACAAGCAATCAACGGTTATCCTTTAAATGCATATATGTCAGATTTTAGAGTTGTTGTAGGAACAGCAGTTTATACATCTGCATTTACACCACCAACTTTAGCATTAACTGCTATAAGTGGTACTCAAATGTTAATAACAAGTTCTGCATCTACTGTTGCAGATGCAAGTTCAAATGCAGCTACTGTAACTGCTAATGGTACTGTAAGTTTAACAAAAGAAGTTGACCATCATACAAACATGACATTCCCTGATGATGTTACTGGAACTTTAAAATTTAGAGGTGATACCGATTATATAACTGTTACAAATCATGAAGCGATGAATTTAAGAGATCAAGATTTTACTATTGATTTCTGGTTCAAACGAGATGCAGTTAATAGTGGAACATATGGTGATACATTTATTTGTAATGTTACTGGTACTGGTGCAATTGCACTTGCAATCAATCCATCAGGTTATACAGGTGTATCTTATAGAAATACAGTTAGTGGAAGTTGGACAAAAGTAGGAACAGACCCAGGCGATACATACGGTAGTGTTCAAGTTGGTTTAAATAAATGGACACATTATGCAGTTGTAAGAACAGGAACAACTGGTTATCAATTTGTCAATGGTGTTCTCGCAGAAACATTTACATTTACTGGAACTATAACTGATTGGAATGGTGGTATGCACTTTAGTCATTGGCATGATGGTTATACTAGAGGCCTTATTGGAGAAATCTTTGGATTTAGAATAACAACAGGTGTTGCAAGATATACTTCAGCGTTTAGTGTTCCAACAGAACCGCCTGGAAGAAGGAATTAATAAATGGCAGAAACAAGAAATAAAAATATAGTAAAAGCTATAAGTAATGCATTAGTTCTAGGAGAGATAGACACTACTGGTAATATTGCTGGTGGTGATTTAGATGCAGATACAACACCTCAACTTGGTGGTAATCTAGATATTAATGGTAACGATATTATTTCTCTTGCTGGTGCGAACATTGATATCTTACCACATACTTCAGGTAAGATAAATTTAGATGGTGATGGAAGTACAAGTGGTGTTAGTGTAACAGATGGTCTTATTGAAATGCGAACATCTACTGGTAGTGTTGCGGCTATTGATATGTATTGTGAAGTTAGTAATGCACACAAAGTTACAATTAAACCACCACCTCATGCAGATTATAGTGGTAATGTAACTTTTCAACTTCCATCAAGTAATGGTACTAGTGGTTATCTTTTACAAACAGATGGTAATGGTGTAACAAGTTGGGCAGCTGCTGGTGTTACTGGATTTGATTCTGCCGATAATACATCATCACCTAACAATACTATAAATGCAGCTTCTCTTACAGTAAATTCATCATCAACAGATGCAGATTTTGTTATTGAACCAAAAGGTGCTGGTGCGATTTTATCTCACATACCTGGCGGTGATGCCGCTACTGGTAATAAACGAGGTGCATTTGCAATAGATTTACAACTCAATAGAACAGATGGTACTCCTGCGGCTGGAAATGTTCCATCAGCATATGGTGCTACTATTATTGCTGGTTATGATAATAAAATAGCTGCTAGTGGTTCTGGAACAGACAATTCTAATAGTGCAACTGTTAGTAGAGGTGCAATAATCGCTTCTACTGGTAGTACAGTTACAAGTGCTTCATCAGGTACTCAATATCAAATAAAAGAAGCTATAATAATTGGTTCAAAAGATAGTAGTCTTACATCAACTGGTGCAACATCTTATCAATCTATAATAGCAGGTGGTTCAGTTCATACAATTAACGGTCACGATAGAGGTGGAATTTTCTCTGGTAGACAAAACACTCTAGGTAATGGTGATTATAGTACCATAGTAGGTGGTTATTTACACAATGTTAATGGTAGTTATAATAACGCCACAGCTGGTTATGACCATCAAATAGATTCTACAGCCATTTACTCATCCATAAATGCTGGTTATTTCAATGAAATAGAAGGTGATTATACTTTCATAGGTGGTGGATATTCTCACTTTATTGATGACGGTTGTCAATATGGTGCAATAGTTGGTGGTTATAATCATACTTTAGACGGCGATTATGCTGGAATGTTTGCTGGTAGAGATAACGCTATGACATCTACTAATTCTCAATATAGTGTAATATTAGGTGGTTATGCATTATCAATAGCAGGAAATTATTCAGCTATACTTTCTGGTGTTTTAAGTGAAGTTACTGGTAATCAAGCAGCAATTGTTGGTGGTTATGACAATCATGTTTCTGACCATTACTCTGTTGTTATTGGTGGTAGAGATAACGATATAGATGGCCAAGGTTCTGTTGCTCTTGGTGGACATCATGGTTATGATCATGGAAAAAATGCTAGTGTTATAATGCCTGCTGGTATTTTTGATAATTCTTGGGATGATGGTGAAGCACAACAAAAATACAATACTGTAGCACATGAAACAACTGATGCAACACAAACTGCATTAAATACTCACGCTGGTGATCTTACCGTTGGCAGTTCTTATTTTGCAGGTTCTTTAAATTCAAACGGCGCTTCTTTATTCAAAATAACTCTTATTGCAAATGTAACAGGTGGTGGTGATACAAAAGCATGGACATTTGAAGGTGTTTTTAAAAAAGGTTCTTTAGCTTCTTCTGTTGCATTTGTAGGAACACCTGTAAAAAATGTCATAGCATCAGATACAGGTGCATCATCTTGGGATGCTGATGTTCAAGTAAATACTACTTATGGTGGTGTAGAAGTGGCTTGCACAGGTGCGGCTTCGACAACAATTCGTTGGGTTGCTCAAATATCACAGACACAAGTTGCATTTTAATTAAAAGGAAAATAAATAATGGCAATACAATTAAACTTAACAGCAGAAAATACTAAATTAAATGTTCCATTGAATTCAGTATATGCAAGAATATCTAGTTTAAGAGGAAACAAAACAACATTTGAGTACAATGTTCAAGTGTTTATAAATGAAACATCAGCAAATCCAGGCGAGGGTTTAAGAACCTCAAGACCAATTAGAGTTGATAGTTTTAGTTTTCCAATAACAGATATTGACAATACAAATATAATGGAATTTTGTTATAATCATTTGAAAACGCAAACTTTATACACAGAGGGAGTTGATGTGTAATGACTATTCATTTAAAACATCAAAATGCAGGAGATGTAATTTTACAAACTGATGCAGATGGTAATTTACAGATAAATCCAGATAATACAAATGGAATAGGATCAGTAATTAGTTCAGGTGTATTGTATGAACACGCACACACAATTAGTTCAGCATATTCAATATCAAGTGGAAATAATGCAATGAGTGCTGGGCCTATCACGGTTGCAACAGGCGGTAGTGTTACAGTACCCACAGGCTCTGCATGGACAGTAGTGTAATATTATAAATAGAATTAAAAGGAAAAATTAAATGGCTACTCCAAACACAAGAGATACATTTAAAGAATATTGTTTAAGAGCATTAGGGAAACCTGTAATTGAAATAAATGTAGACCCAGATCAGATAGACGATAGAATAGACGAAGCGTTACAATACTTTGCACAATATCACTATGATGGTATTGAGAGAATGTATCTTAAATATCAAATAACATCTGCTGACATTACACGAGCTCGTTCTAATAACAACTTAACTCAAGTTACTGATGTTGATAGTTCAACAACTGCAACATGGAAAGAAGCAAAGAATTATATACCTATTCCATCAGCAGTTATGTCTGTTGTAAAAGTTTTTCCTTTTACAGATAAAGGTATGCAAAACTTATTTGATGTTAGATATCAATTAAGATTAAATGATTTATATGACTTCAGTTCGACATCTGTTTTACACTATCAGATGACAATGCAACATTTAGATTTTTTAGACCATATTCTAGTAGGTGAAATACCAATAAGACATAATCAACATCAAAATAGATTATATCTTGACATGGACTGGCAGACAGTATCTGCTGATGAATATATTGTAATAGAATGTTATAGAAATTTAGACCCTGCTACATACACAGATGTATGGAATGATATTTTCTTAAAGAAGTATGCAACTCAATTAATTAAAAAACAATGGGGTGCAAACTTATCTAAATTCCAAGGTGTGCAAATGTTAGGTGGTGTTGTTCTGAACGGTGAACAGATTTATACTCAAGCTCAAGAAGAATTAAATAAACTAGAAGAACAAATGCAACTCGCATATGAGTTACCACCAATGCACATGATTGGATAATTAAATGCCTACTAATGTATATTTCGACACAGGTACAAAACCAGAACAAGCACTCTATGAAGATTTAATCATAGAACAGCTTCGTATCTATGGGCAAGATGTTTACTATATTCCTAGAAACATGAATAGTGAAGATAAAGTATTTGGTGAAGATGAATCATCTTCATTTGATGACGCATACCTGATTGAAATGTATATGGAAAATGTAGATGGTTATGAGGGAGAGAAAGAATTAATGTCTAAATTTGGTTTAGACATAAAAGATGATGCAACATTTGTTGTTGCAAGAAGAAGATGGGAACAATTCGTTTCAGTTGATAATAATTTAATTGTATCTTCAAGACCAAACGAAGGTGATTTAATTTATTTTCCAAAAGCCTCAAAGATGTTTGAGATTACTTTTGTAGACCATGATGACCCATTTTACCAAGTACATAACTTACCAACATATAAATTAAAGTGTAAGACATTTGAGTATGGTTCTGAACAGATTGATACTGGTATTGCAGAAGTTGATGCAATAGAAACTGATAATAGTTTAGATCAACTTGCACATCAAGTAACATTAGAACAAACAACATTTACTGAAGAATTTAGATTAGAAAGTGGAGAAGGTTTACTTGTATTAGATGGAACAAATCCAATAGGTGCAGATACTGGTGATAATTTAATTACAGAAACACAAACACATAATGGTTCTTTATTATTAGAAAATCCAGTAGAAGGTGCAGACGCATCATATATAATATTAGAATCTTATGTTCTTGATTCGATAGATGAAAGAGCACAAAATGATTTATATTCAACATTAGATGATAATGTTTTAGATTTTTCTGAAACAAACCCATTTGGAGATGCAGGGATAGATTGATATGATAGGACAATATTTTTATAACGAAGCGACAAGAAATGTAGTAGTTGCATTTGGAACGCTTTTTAACAGAGTACAGATTGCAAAGAAAGATAGTTCTGGTAATGTAACACAGACTATGAAAGTTCCATTAGCATATGGGCCTAAACAAAAATGGTTATCAAGACTACAGGAAGACCCAAACTTAAATAAAAAAGTTGCAGTAACATTACCAAGATTAGGTTTTGAAATATCTGGTATTGAATATGATACTGCAAGAAAATTAAATAAAATAATCAAAGTTAAGAAAAAAGTTGATGGTGTTGATTATGACCAATTAAAGTCAGGATTTATGCCTGTTCCTTATAATATCAATTTTGAATTATATGTAATGGCAAAACAATCTGATGATGCACTACAAATCGTAGAACAAATACTACCATATTTTCAACCAGAATATACTGTAACAATGAGAGAAGTTCCAGAGTTAGATATTATCAGAGATGTTCCTATTGTATTAAACAGTATCAACTATGAAGATAATTACGAGGGTGAATTTACAAGTAGAAGAGCTATAATTTATACAATGAGTTTTACTGCAAAGTATTTCCTATACGGCCCAATCACTTCTACAAATGTTATTCGTAGTGTTCAAGTTGACCAGTATACAGATATGCCAGTTAATACACCAAAAAGAGAACAGAGATATACAGTTGAACCAGACCCAACAAATGTTTCACCTGCTGTGTTTGATCCTAATGATGATGATAACTTTGGATTTAATGAAACTGCATCATTCTTTGAAGATGCAAAAACATACAATCCAGTAACTGACGAAGATGAGTAAGTCAACTGAAGTCCTAGACGGAGTATTAGGTATAACTGATGTTGTAGATAATGCAATGTCTACTACTACAAAAGAAGTAGTAAAGAAACCAGTTATTGTGAAAACAAATGATGATGACATTGACAATGATTATAAGTATCAAAGAGAAAACTTTTATAATTTAGTTGAAAGAGGTCAAGACGCAATAGATGGTATTTTAGAGCTCGCAAGAGAATCTGAACACCCAAGAACATATGAGGTTGCAGGTAACTTAATAAAACAAGTTGCAGAAGTAACAGAGAAACTTGGTGATTTACAAGAGAAGATGAAAAAACTGAAAGATGTTCCTAGTAATGCACCAAAGAATGTAACTAATGCACTTTTTGTAGGTTCTACTGCTGAATTACAAAAATTACTAAAAGGAAAGAAATAAATGTCAACAACCATTACAAGTACATCAATAAATGTTAATAATGCTACTGACCCATCATCACCCTCTACTGGTGATTCATACTACAATACCACAACAAATGATTGGAAATTTTACAATGGAACTTCTTGGATACCTTTAGAAGAAGGTGCTGTACAACAATATCCAATAGAACATCTAGGAAATTGGGAAAATAAATCACCATCACAAGGTTGGTACTGGATAAAACCGCCAGGTGCGAGTGAAGCTTTTTTCTGCGAGTATAGTGGTGGTGATTATAAGTCTACTGGTTATGGTTTTTGGAGATGGTGGAGATGTAATGATGACTATCATTCAATTTTAAATCATCATTATAATAAAGGATATCAATGGAATGTTTTGATGGTAGAAAAAGAAAATACTGGTACATGGCAAACAGCAGGTTTTAATACCAATCAAACTTTTAATCAAAGAAATAGCACCGCCGTATCTACATCAGGTACAAGGACTGGATATAGAGTCTACTTTGGGTATGCTGGAGGTCATGGAATATATAATACAGGTCAAAGCGTTTGTAATTGGGGTAGTTCTTCTGGTGGTTTAGGTTCAGGGTTTAATGGAAGCAATTGTGGTTCATTTCCAGATAATTTATACATGGGTACTGGTGGTGGTTCTAATACCTATGGTAGTAGAGGAGGTGTATGGTCTTTTTGGTTTAGGTGGTTAGACACATGAGTTATATTTGGCAAAATCCTAATTTTGCACGACCACATAAGTATGATGATTATATTGATTGGTTAAATGCAGAAGATCGTACGGCATATTTAGCCGCTAAAGAAGCTACTATGGATGCAGATTATTTTATTCTATGGAAACAAGATTTAGTAAAACAATGTCAATTGAAAAGATTTGAAGAATACCCATCTATAGAAGAACAAATGGAAATGCAGTTTAATGATAAAGTAAATTCTACTACTACATGGGATAATGCAATTAATATGGTTAAAACTAATAACCCAAAACCAATTATTGATTAAAATG